CATAATCTGCTTGGCTTCGTTGGCATACATCAGGGCTTCTTCTTGCATAGGCTCAAATACTTCTCTCTGCCACTTATGCCACTCAGCAACGGCGATAGAATCTTTCGTATCCACCAGCGCACCCCTGGCGTTATGCTCCAGGCGTAGCTTCTCGACTAGGCGTAAAGACCACGCCATCTTGTCTTTATCGGTTGTGATTTCTTTGGGGATTTCTATGTAAGCCATGATGCCTCCTATATCGAATACCAAACTCTAAGGCCGAACTGTGCGTCGTTGAAGTTGATGTCGTCCTGGTCAGCCTTGCTTAACAGCCATCGCCATGTGTAGGTGTCGTTGCCGTCTACCCTTGCGGCTACGTCCGTGCTTCCGATTATCACGTCACCGCCCTCTCTGGTCGAGGCGGCTAGGGTGAACATATCGTCTACGAACGTGATGCAGTCCACATACCCTGTCGTGGCGGCATCGTCTATCTGTATGACCTGAGAGGTGGCGGCTACTGTTGCGCCGTCTAGCTTGTTCACTCCGGCGTAGGTGTTCTCTACCGCACGGAACTTGAACATCCCTATGACTCTTACGAAGGTTCCAGGCACTTCCGCTACTACCGTCGTGGCTATCGCCGCTAGGGTTCCAGCATCGCCGTCAACGGACACTTCCTCTACTGGCGCAGACCAGAAATCCATCGAGCAGAGAACGTGAGAGGTGTCGGTTATGATAGCATCCAAGTCTGTGTGTGCTAAGTCCAGACTCGCCTTAACCGAGTCGTCCTGTGCAGCACCGCCGTCGCCAGAGAAGCCACCCACTTTATCAGACAATGTTTCCATAGCATTGCTTTGAGCCACTCCTACCAGTCTGCCTGTCGCGAACGGGAAGATGATAAACGTGTCTCCGTTGGCAGGAGCTTCTGTCCACTCAGCATTATTTAGAAAAGTGACAGTCTTTGTCGCCCCGACATATGTAGCTATGTCTTGTGTCTGCCCCGCTAAATCTCCCGTTAGAAACATCATTGCTTTGAAAGCATAGTGGTTATTTGTAGCTTCTGTAAGGTTCGTGACAAAGCTGGTTGTTGTGGCTGCAACATCATTCACTGCTCCATAAGCCGCTATTCCAGCCGCCATAAGCCCCTTAATATACGCCATCATCATCTTATCTGCGGCAACCTCGTACACGGCGGCTGTGTCTAATGCTCCACCTACCGAGGCAAGGAAGGCATTGTCAGTGCCACGTTGGGCAGTAGTGGGGATGTCGCTTATCTTGGCGTCTAAGAATGCAGCCTTAGCGTCAGTCCATGTGGCATTTGTTAAGGCTGTCGCGGCCAGGGCTGCATCATCTGTACCCCTCATCGCCGTAGTAGGGATGAGTTGTATCGCCGTCACTAGCTGTTTAAGGTATGCCATAGCAGTATCCGCATCGGTTACTGCACCTTCGGCGGCAACGTCATTCAAGGCTCCTAATACAGAGGCTAACGCTGCATTGTCTGTACCTCTCATTGCTGTAGTTGGTATCAGTTGGATTGCTGTGACTAATTGCTTGATGTACGCCATTGCGGTATCAGCGTCTGTGACAGCACCTTCGGCTGCGGCATCGTCCACTGCGCCGAGTGTGGCTATGATAGTATCCTGATTTGCCACTGTGGCATCTCCGCCACCAACAGGCATATTGTCTGCTATATAACGGATGAGTAATCCCGCTCTGGAATTGTCAAGAACCGAACCTTCGGCAGCGTCAAGAGAGGTTGTCTCTACCTCTGCGTCACTGAGTAATCCAATAGCAGTATCGATGTCATCAAACCTACTTTTCACTGTTACTGCATCATCGCCCAGTTTGGCGACAACTGAGGTTAAATCATCCTCCGACGCATCGCCAACGTTGGTGTTTATAGTTCCTATAGTGGTATTGTCTGGGGCAGTATAGTTTGAGGCGAGTAGTGCGTTATCAGTGCCTCTCATCGCTGTTGTAGGGATGGCGGCAAGTAGGGTTTGAAGCGCAGAGAGTCCATAGGTTCCGTGTACCAGCAGGCTTATCGCGCCCTTGACGTATGCCATAATGGACTTGGTAGTCCCAACCTCTACAACGGCGGTGTCGTCCTTCTTACCTATAGCATCACGCATGTTAGTGTCAGTGGTGGCATCTTTGGCTGGGACGGCATGAAGATTAGGAATGGTGGTTCCAGTGGATGTAATGACTGTGGAGAGTTGATTGAGACAACCCTTTACATAGGCCATGATGGAACGAGTTGTGGCGACAGTGGTTTGGGCTGTGTCGGCCTTGATACCAACAGCCTCTGCTATAGTCGCGTCGGTGGTAGCGTCGGTGGCCGGCTTGGCGAGCTTAACGATAATAGCCGCCAATGAGGTAGCGGCAGTTCCTACTGTGTCAGCTATGTACCTGGCCAGTAAACCAATACGGGAGCCATTGGCTGCGCTCCCCTCGGCTGCATCCAGGTTCTTTGTCCTGACCTCTGCTAATACAGGCCCGGTGAAAGGTGTATCTCTCATGATATTCTCCTACCAAACAATCGCGTCAACCATTATCGTGTTGGCCGCCGCGTTATCGTTGTCAATCTCTAACCAAGAATGGTCCGAGTCTTGAAGCTGTATATTCAGGAACTCAAGGGAGCCGGCCTCGTCTGCCGTGGTGTGGTACTCAGCGCTGTTACCATCAGCATCCACCATGCGAAGGGTTATTCCCCCGGAGTGGAAGATGTTGATTATCTTCCAAATCTCTCCTGTATCTGCCTGGACCGTCGCTGTCCCGCCGATAGCAATCTCTTCAAAACCCATTCTTCCGACGCCTGTTTTCCACCATGTCATCGCCATAACATTACTCCATACTATAAGATTGGTTTACCCTTACCGGTTTCGCCGCACGGAGTTTCTTCTCGAACTCGGCGGACTTTATCATCGCGATGTCCCGTAACTTGCCGGGGACCGCGGCCCCTATGTTCACCATGTCTATCTTTCGTGACCCCATGGAGCTGAACGCATGAGCGACAGCCCCGAGTATAACGATTTCCTCAAGCCTGGCGGGAATCGTCGATGTATCGAACGTGACCTTGTGCTTCCCGGCCCACTTTATCCGGATGTTGCTGCTCGCTGTTAACCCGGAGGAGTACCGTATGTTGAGGAACGGCTCGTCAAGGGAGAAGTTACGCATATTCATAGCCCCGGAGGAGCCTGTGTTGATAGGATACTCCACCTCTCTGACCCCAATCATGTCTTTGAAGTATTCCTGGCCGTACCTGTCACGGCGCGTGGATAGGTCGAGCACCGTCGTAGGCCCTGAAAGGCGTATGGTCAGGCCGTTGTAGATATACGGGCCATATCCTAGCTTGATGGTGTCAGCCTCACCCACCCCGGCGATTGTCGTAAAGGTTGCCGAGGTCACGTAGGACCACAGCTTCTCACTCTTCTGTGAAAGCCCATTGTACCAATGGAATATCTCGGTCTGCGCCGTGCCGTTAACGTCCTTCCCCACAATGGTGAAGGTGAACTCCGTTATCGAGTTGTCGGTATCGGTGACATCGAAGGTGATATTCCTGGCCGGGGCAAGGGAGTTATACAAAAGAGTGAGGGCATCGGTGTCAGTGAAGGCACTGATGTCCTCGTCGTCCACCAGATAGTCATCATCGGCGGCGGCATACAGGGCGATGGTGTCGTCATAGACCTTGGGAATCAAAGCGGACACATCGTCAACAGCGGTTAACACATGCCCGGCTATCTCGCCGTCCTCAAGCTCCAGCTCTACATTCGCGTTGGTAAGCTCGTCTCTCATCTTCTCGCGGACAGCCGCGATGTATCCAGCTAATGCTCTCATTAGTCTCCTTTACTGGCCTGTATCTCCTTGATGGCAGCTAATAGTTGAGGCTTGCGTAGTTTCTTCTCGATACCGAGCTTCTTCCCCAGGGGAATCAACTCATCGAAATAGTCCATCTCCTCGAGAGACTTCTCCGGCTTCTTCGGAGGCTCAGGGAGGGGAGGGATTGTTACCGGAAGGTCCTCGGGGGGAGCCGGGGGAGCCGGCGGGGGACCGGGGACGTACCCGTCCATCTGAATCATCACATATCCACGCCCGCATTTAAGACAGAAGCCGTTGATTATCGGCTCCCTGTTCTCGTTGAACCCACTCTCAGCATCCTTGGGGTTCTTGTCTTTAAGGTCACACCCACAGATACATGTTTCGGTGGGGAACCTTAACATGCTTTTATCAATCAGCATAAACTCTCCTTATGGATTATATCCCTGAACGTAGAAGGTTCTGTTCGCAGCCTGGTTGCTGCCAAAATACAGCCGTCCGTACTGCATAGCGCCAACAGGCATGATGCAAACCTTCGCGGCGGTACCGGCAGAGAACGCCAAAGGAGAGGAGGTGTTGTCCGACTCCAGGAACTCTACCGCAACAGGAACCTCTGTCGGGTCGAAGACTATATCCTCTGTGTGCTTGCAGATTCCAACCGTCGAAGACGTGATGGTTGGGAGGTCGACAATCACAAAAGCGTAGATGTCGCCGAGGTCGAAGTAGTCCGTGTATTTGTCGGCGTCATCTCCGTCGAATGTCCCGGTTACGCTCCGGTCATAGTCCATCGTTTGTGGTAATCTTGGTCCAAACTTTGCCATCGTCTGCTCCTATTCGTACTTGACTAGCAAGCCGTTCTTGAATATGAAGGTTTCTTTGCCGTTCTTTATCTCGCCGGTGTAGCCCTCGGTGATATCTGCGAAGCTGGTCTTGACAACCCACTGCCCGTTCTCCCACGCCTTAACGGTGCGGGTAGTGGTGTCTATCCAGCCGTAGTATTTCGGGTCCCCACCTGGGGCCTCGTCTCCTATGTAAATTATCTTGCGCTTGGGTGGCTCTAATCCCATACCTCACCTCTTTTAAGTGGGGGTTCTACTTACAGGGCGAGAACCCCCAAAGAAGCCGTATATTCTATTAGATGCCGAGGGTCAACATGACCATCGGGGCGTTGCTTCCGCCGCTTGAACTCATGTCCAGAGCGTAGCCGGCAATCTGGAATCCGTCCTCCATGGTCTCGTCGTTGCTCGACTCTACTGAGCCGTTTCCGACGAAGACTATAGTGCGGTCTCTTGCCGAGTCGCATGTGACAGAGTTGCTGGTTATCCAGCACGGTCCCCATGTCTGTATCCAGCCATAGTCCCCACTAGAGAACTCAGCGGAGGGTATTCCTATGAAGGACACGTAATCCCCGCCTGAACCGTCTGCCTTAATGCAGTAGTAGGGCGACTCCATCAACTCGATGGTAGTTGTCGCAGCCGTGACAGCCGAGATTATAGGCTCGTCTATTCTCACGGTCAGTGAGCCGCCGGTGCTGGCTAGGGCAGGATGAGAAACTATCATCCTCATCTGCGGGTGCTGACCGCTACCGTTGCCGATTACGATGTACCCACCAGCCAGCTCGTCCTCAGAGAGAACGCCTGTGGTGAGGATGCCGATTTCTTTGTCGATTGTCACGGTGACAAAGTTGCTACCAACAGCGCCGGCAGCAATGTTCTCCCCGTAGGCTGCGAGCTGTGCAGCAGCGGTGGCCTGGGTAGGAGCTACAGCAACGGTGTTCGTCAGCTTGGCCTTGTAAGCTCCCCACTCAGGGTCAGCGTCGCCATTGAAGTAGCAGTAGCGGTACACGCGCCCATCGTTCTTGATGTAGCGGGTTCCCAGGGGGAACTCTTTTGTCGTGCTTTTAACGCTGACAAGTGGCGTCTCCATCGCGTACACAGCGGGAGACGTGGGCGACGGGAAGATTAACTCTCCGCCGTTAACAGCCATTCTCGGTATTGTTACTATACTTTTTCCCATTATCTTTCTCCTTATGCTGTGAATGCCGCGTTGGTTATGTCCCAAATACGACCGACCGCGTATTTACTGCCATTGACCATCTGAGTATAGGCAGTCTTACTCATACCCTTTGTGTTCACCATTGACTCCAGCTTCTCGAAGTATTCGAGGTTTGAGAAGTCCGAGGCATTGTCTACGTTTCCGTAGATTACCTTGAGACCGGGGTCAGGAGAGGTGATGTTGGGCACACCCTTCTTGACACCGAAGATGGAGTACATCTTGGTGCCGGAGGTGTACTTCGCCCTCGCGGACGTGCTTATTCCGGTGTTAGCCTGCTCTGCAACGAGGAAGTCCGTCGGTATGATGGGGATACCATCAAACGTAAAGACTCTCTGACCGAACTGGTTAGGGGTCCAGGAGAACTGTCCCGGACCTACCCACGAGGCTATACCAGCTTCCTGCAGCATAGCGCCAAGCCGGCGGGGGAACCACGTCGGGGTGAGAATGAAGTCGCATCCGAACTTCATCTCGTCAATCATCTGGCGCAGGTTCGCGATGCTCAGGGCACCCTCACCTTCGTCGATGTCCCAGTCCTCTCCATAGTTCTCTGCGGCACGGGCATGAAGTCCGTCCATCTCCAACGCGGTCTGTCCACCATAGGTCTCATCGTCATAGATGAGTTTGTCGCCCAGGGCGTTGAGCAGGGCGATGTCCATTTCGTCGGCTACCGTGTTCTCGTAGTTGTTGAACGTCTGATAGACGCTCGCCACGAACTTGTTGAGCAGCCGGGAGATGTTGCATCCACGCAACTCCGCGTCCTTGAGCGTGTAGGTGGAGCTGTCTGTCCACACACGGGTTGTCTTCGACGTTGGGGTGATATTGACCACATCACCGGAGGCGTCGTCGGTTTTACGCAACCATTTGAAACTTGTGCCTGAGCCGTTGAGGCTCGCCAGTGGAAGCAACGTAATCGGGTTGCCACGCTTTACGTTCTCATCCACCATTCCAGGCACCTGGAAATAATTAGAGAGCTTTTTAGCTTCATCTAATGTTAGCCAGTGTCCGCCTGAATCAGCCATTTGACTGACCTCCTACTTCTTTTTCTTCGCATCTTCAATGCGTTCTGCGTTTGTCCTAAAAGAGGGTGCTCCTGTTGACCCACTTACGGATGCCGGGGGTGGTGCTGTGGTGGCCGCTGTGGCAGCAAGTACCTTGGCGAACTTCCGCATGTCGTCCTCGGTTTGCGGATTGAGTTCCGATATCGAGTCCGGGGTAACCTTGAACTCCGCGGCTATCTCTCGTATCTTTTCAAGCCGCCTGTACTCGTTCACCTTCGCCTTTTCGGTTTCGTGCACGAGCTTGTCCATGTTAAGGTTCGCACGTTCTTGCTCCAGCGCCCTCCTCTCTTCGTTGATTTTCTTGGTAAGCGCTACGACATCCGCTCCACCTTCCGACTTTGTGAGTGCTTCGTCTCTTTCGGCTGAGAGCTTGGTGATTGTCGCCTCGTGCTGTTGAGCAGCAAGGAGACCTACGTTCATCCATCTCGTCGCCTCTGCAATCCCGCGGTCCTTGTGGCCTTGAAGGTCCCGGCGTATTGCTTCGACTTCTGCCTCCGTGTAGACCTTCCCAGAAGCTGTATCCGCAGGGGCAGAAGGTTGCCCGTCCTGGCCCTGGTCCTTGGCGTCCTGGCTCATATAGATACCCTCCTCATATTTTCTGGCTTAGGGGCCACCACGTTGATGAACCCCCGCCATATCTCCAAATACGTTTGCGCTATCGGTTTCAGCGCGTGCCTTATCATCTTCGCATTCTCCCTGCCAAACCAGGCCCTCAATGGGGGGTAGTTGACCAGGCAATAGAGCCGGTCAGCTTCATCCTGGGTTTCCAGGGCTATGCTAATTATAGCAGGTAATTCTGGCTTGTCAATAGTTACCTTCATGGAGTGAACTCTCCGCGCTCTCCAATTACGCCGCTGGTCGGGCTGCCTATCAGAAGTTGGCATTCCTCAGTTCCGTATATTACTTTACCAAGGTGGCCGAACTTAATCAGGGCCTGTTCACCAGCCTGGTTTCTGCAGCGCCAGACCTTCCTAGAGGTGCTGTCTTCCAGTTCCATGTATGGAGCCATGAGGTTTTCCTCATCTATCGTCGGCACACGGTCCCAGGAATATATCTCGTTTCCATTTACGTCGTACCGCTTGAGCCTCGTCTCACCAGTCGCGGTATCAACCTCGCTGAACATATACTCGGCAAACTCCGGGTGCTCAAGTATGTAGCGCTTCCTATCGTAGCCTGATGACGGTAACTGACTGTATTCACGTAGGGCGTTGGGGTCAGGTATGTTGTACTTCTGCACCATGTCATCCGGTATCATCAGCGCCACGAACGCTGGTATTGCTGTGTTCGGGTCAAGTCCGTATTCATCGCACCAGGCCCGGACAATCTCCTCAGCTTGCGGGTTCTTTATGGATGACGTTTTCCCCCTGAATATAAGGGCCGCCTCAATCATGATGTTGGCCGGGTTCTCCCGGAACGCATCGCGGTTCTCTTTCGGCACCTGCCAATACTCATTGAGTTGATTGTCGAGTTCGTACATGAAGCCGAACAGCGGGTCCTCGCCGGCGAATCCAGACCTAATTACTGTCTGTAGCATGTTCCAATAGGTGTCACCCCACTTCTGCTTCCAGTTATTCAGGGCCAACTCTCTGGCCTCCCAGATAACGTCACCTGTATTTGTGACCGTATCTTCACCATAAACGGTGTCATAGTATTCGTTGTAGGCCCTAGAGAAGTTAGCGGTGATGTCCTCATTGTCAGTCTTGGCCTGGTCGAATGACTTGTAAAGGTCGGCATATGTGCTCTCTAATTGCTCGCGCCGGCCACGTAAGTCGATAATGTGGTTTGTTCTGGAGTCATTGTAGTCCCTCATAGTCCAGGTCCCATCACGTAGGTTGGTTGCGGCGTCCACATACCATTGTCTGTCTATAGTATCTATGCCCTCGTTATCCTTGTTCCAGGCCAGGTACACATCCTCCTTGTATTGCAATCGCTCTGCGTCGGCGGCGGCCTGTAGTTCGGCAAGGCGCGGGTTCTCGGCCAGGATGACCGAGCGTAGCGGCCCGAGGTCGTACCACGTTAACGTGCCATCCTGCTGCTTCGCCCACAATTCGTCGTCTAATAGTGACGGGTCCATGGTTTTCAGATACTCGTCAGCCTCTGCTACAAGAAGTTTACTAGCCGAGTCAGGGTATTCCCTCCACCCAAAGAAGATACTGGCAGCCGATACTGGGGTCTGTGGCCTGTCCTCGGTTATGATATTCTCAATCGATATCGGAAGGAATGCCAGCCCGGCGTCCTTGAGTATGTCCAGCGGAGTGTCAACCCTCTTATTCAGCACGTCCCTGCCGGTTATTATCTCGCGGAGTATTTCCATCGGAGGAGACTCTTTATATGCTATGAACCTAAAACCAGGCGACAGTACGTTCATCCAGTTGTTGATTAGGTCGCGCCCGGTCTTGTCATCCAAGGAGAATAGTTTATCCGGGTTCTCGATGGCGTCATATAGAATCGTAGACATCGTTCTTGTTAAGGCTATGTTGAACCCAGGAAGACCTATCGTTCTGCCGTCAACCTTGAAAGTGAAGAACTCTGGGTCCCATGGGAATATGTGTGGGTCGCCTTCCTGTTCGGTGCCGTACCATAGGGCCAGGTAAATAGCCGTCCAGCCAGCCCACGAGGAGGTGTATATCTTCTTCAACTCCCTGCCAGTTATACCTCCATGCGGCTTTAACATCCTACCAATCAGGAGTAAGTTTGACCACAGATAATTCGGAGCGAAGGCTAGTGTGCCGGCCAGGTATATCCTGTTCTGGTTTGTGGCTACATTGAACCTTGGCAGCGTACTTGTGCATAGGTCCACAAACTCGATTAATCCTATCTTGCTACCGCCAAGCGCAAGCCATGTGTTTTCGTGCGCCTTTAGCAGCTCGATACGCCCAACCTCTGAGAATGCAGAGAACGCCCTGTTGGCCCTTACAACGGGAGAGAGGGCCTTCTGCTCTACTGCATGGGCGATATCTCCTATCTGTGGATGTTTCGTTACTGGGGTTGACCTGTCTATGGCATTTCTGATAAATCCCAACCCGGCAAAGTAGTCATTGCTTTCCTCTGCCACCTTTAACCCATACGGCAGATACTTGGTATATAGCTCAAGATTGCGTCCCCTGTACCACCCAAGAAGGCGCGTACTAAACAGCTCCTCAAGAGATATGCCGGTCGCCGTCAACCAAGCAGCGGAGGGCTGCATCATCATCAGGTTCTTTATATCGGAACCAAGAAGGTACCAGCCAAATGTGAACGGGGCCGAGTCGTCAAGGGTGGCCTTCATGGTGACGGACGCCCTTGTTCCCTTATACACCCACTGTAGCCATTTGTTCAAGTGTGGGTCGAACTCTTCTTTGAGTACGTCACGGATACCCTGGCCGGAGATAACCCTTCCATTAACCGTCTGGGAGGTGAACACTTCGTTCCTGAACCCGCGGACATACGTTGATATGGCCTCACCCCTCTCAGGGTGAACCGCCATCTCTTCGCCGAACTCAGCACGAGCACCCTTAATGTCTTTAAGGTATTCCTTTGACCTAACATTGGCCGCCTCGACACGCTCAACAAGGTTATCAATAAGGCCCTTAGCCTCTTTACTTAATTCTCTCGGCAGCTCGCGAAGCTCGGTGAAGCTCTTTTCCAGGAAGTCGTAGGCAATCTTGTCAATGTTCTCTAGTTGAGCCTCTTGCATACGAAGGGCTTTTGACCCAGCGATAGGCGTCCTTGGTCCAACAGGAAGTTTCCCAAAGACTATTGTTCCCTTCGGGTATTCTATGCCAGTAAACCCACGCTCTTTGGCGAGCTTCTCTGTTAGGGTAGTAACAGCTTCTGGTGTTGGGATAAGCCTGTCTTTTTCTATTAACGCCACAGCCTCTTTGCGTAACGCGGTATATTCAGTGCCACCCGAGTCAAGTAATTTACCTTCTATTGTGCCGGTGTATTTGTGTGGCAGGTCTGTTATTCTTGCCTCATCTGGTACTTGCTTTGTGTAAACATTTATCCTGTCAACCCAGTATTCAGGATACGCTGCTTTACGCTTGGCCTCACCAGCAGCGACACCTTCACCAAAACGAGGTTCAAGTTCTTTTAACCCGGCGACACGAGAGAAGTGAGTGTATGATGTACCACCAGTAATTCCTTGACTCCAAACGTCGGCTAGTTCGGAAAATGTCCTACCTTCCTGATTAAGATAAAAGTCTGGGTTAAACTTACCACCCCACGACGCTGCCTTTGGTCCAGCCAGCATACCCTTAGAGCCTGTATGCGCCGCTATCGCTTCTTGCTCTAGTAGCTCTGATAACTTATAAAGCTCCTTATTGGTTAACGGCCTGGTCAGCTCAGGAACAAAGGTCGGTTCTGTCCCTGACTGGACTACTTTGTAATTCTCTACACCAACACCAAATTCATCTTTAAGGGCCTTGATTATTTTTTGAGGAGTCAGTGTAACTTTATCTCCAACCTTCATCCCGACATTTAGTGTTGGCTTCTTTTGACTCGCAAACTCATAGGCAACCTTATCGATGTTCTCTAGCTGGGCCTCTTGCATACGTGGTGCCCGAGCGACACGGGCTGGGGCCTTCCATATAACCCCAAGTTGGTCTAGGTTGTAAACAACGACCTCTGAACCAAAGTCTTTTTCTGTTGCAGCCTTGACAAATGCTGGGTCTACTTCATAAACAACACCATCCTTCAATTGTCTTGCATATCTTTCAGCCTCACTATAGCTTCTAGTTGCATACCCTTCGGTAATTTCCGTTAAGCCTCTTGACCCACCATGGTACCATTTCCCCTCAACCCCAACCTCACCCTTGGCCTCGGTGGCCCTCTTGATTACACTGGCCCTATTCTTGCTGTAGTCCTCAAGGGCCTTCAACATATCCCTGTACATACCCCAGGCTTCCTTCGGGAAGTCCTTGCGTCGGAATGGCTTGCCGTATTTCAAAATGTCGGTAGCCTTGTCGCGGACCTGGAGCGCTATCTTCTCCACCTGGGCAATCGTCATGCCCTGGACATCCTCCGGGGCATCGAGCATCTTGTAGAAGAACTGGTTAATCGAGTCCTCTACGTTCTTTCTGTTGGTCAGCATCTCAATCGCCATCGAGCGCTTCCACGTCTTCGTCGTGGTCAATACGTCGTTCATTAAATCCAGGATGTCGTCCTGGCCCGGAGCGTACTTCTTGCACCAGCGGCGGATAAACGCTTTGTCAGCCTTCGTTAAGGCACCCTCACGCACAGCGCCAGTGGCCGGGTCGGTGAACCGCGATATGATATCGTTAAGCCGGGTAGTGTCGGCGGATTCCTTGTATAGCCCGACGATTTCCTCAAGCTCTTTAAGTTCATTGGAGAATCCGTTTCTCTTTAACCAGGACCTGTATCCTCTCTTACCAAGCATCTCCGGGGAGGCCCGGACGTTCTTAACACGCTCAACCAATCCAGATGCCTTGGACGCGTACTTCTTGGCGACCTCAACACTGTTGATTAGTATCTGACCCTTGAGTGTGTCGGACAGAGCGGCCTTCATCCACACTGAAAGGATTTTATTTCTCTCATCCTTTGCTATGAAGTTGTATATGCCATAGACGTATGACGACAGCGCATCCTCCACAGACGCATAGATGAAGCCCTCGTTCAGGCCGTCCTCCATCAACTCAAAGGTACGCTCTGAGAAGTTATCAGTGAGCAGTTTGAGCTTCTCCAGGCCCTTCACTCCGGTTACTTTTCTTGGGAAGTAATGGCCAATCTTTAGCACGTCGTAGAACTCTACGCGACCATAGTGCTTTCCGTGTACCATAGCCAGCTTCGACATCGCATCGATGTACCCTTCGAGGGTACGGAAGTAATCCTCAACACGCGGGTTCTCGAAGATGTAATACTTCCAATACTGAGCCACGTCGTTGGATGCCATGCTTGGAACCCCGTCACGGAGAGGAGCGCCCTCCACCATCTTCCCATTCACCATTACCTTCCTGGTGCCCTTAATACCTTTGACGAATATCCCGTCACGTTCCTTCATGCTGTTCATAGGATATCCAAGGACGTGATTGATGTAGTCCTTCCAGAATCTGTGAGTTGAATATCCTGCCTGTTGAATAGATTTCTGGACAAGGTTTGAGAAGTGGGCAAGAAGACGTGGCTCAATGGTGCCTTTCGCAATCTCATCTTTTACCGCGGCCAGTATCGAATCAAAGTCACCCTTCTTGTATAGCGGGTTCTTTCTGATGAGGTCCATGCCGTCGAACTTAGTCTCGAACAACTCGGCAGCACCATTTACATCTAAGACCTTCGCGCCCTTCACGGCCTGGCCGTCCTTCCACAACGTGAACTCTACACCACTCAACCTGGAGAACATATCAAGGTCTACGCCAAACCCGTACTTATTGCCAGTCTTAAAGAATAAGTCTGCCTCTCTAAGATTGGATAGCCTTATCACTTGATTATCTACCACCATCTCCCAGTATGTCGGGAGCTGGCCGGGCAGAACCTCAGCCTGAACGGTGTACATGTCGTTCAGAAACACAGGTTCATGATATGCTTCAATCTCGTATTTGTTATAGGCTGCCGCGGCACGAAGCGCCTCTTCTGAATCGATACTCCTGACCCACCGGGCACGCCCAGTCTTCACCATCCTTAACATCACAGGCATACGCGGCTTTAACCTCGGTATGCCAAGCGGGGCAAGCATCGCCCCGTACTCTATTGACGTAGCGAGCCAGCTCGGGATGTCAGGTCTGTTTTTCAATTCCTCCAGAAAGCCTGTGTTCATAAAAGCCATGACACCCTGACGCTTTATCCTCTCACCGACGTTGTTCCAGAACAGCCTGTCGTTGTAATCCGTGCCGCCTATCTGGCTGATAGCCTGAGCTATAATCGGCAGCATGTCCGTCGCAATTTGATACGACACGGCTCCACGCGTCATAGCACCAGTGAATGAGCTGGAACGGGGGAATACCCTGGCCAGGTCTTGTGTTACGACATTGCCAACAACGGGGATTTTACTTGCGGTATATATCTTGTCGCCAGAAACTCCGCGCCTGGAAAGGAATTGCCCAACCGTCTCGCCGGGAACAAACTCATTCTCTGCAGCCACTGCTCCAAATGATTTTGATATTCTGTCGATAACCCTATTACCAGTTATCGGAGCAGGAGCACCAACCGCACCGCCGGCAGCAGCCGGTAGACCAGTGGATGCCAGGGCAAAATACACGGATTCTTTCCATGTCTGCATTTCGTCTTGCGGAACGCCAATGAGACTAAGGCTTTCCTCTAGGACTTTGTCACCAAGGCCAAGTATGCCACCAACCCCCTGAGTAACACCACTTGCCCCGGTGATTAGAAACTGAGCCGTGGCCCCCCATGGGGTGTTGGTATCTTCATACCACGGCACGCCGTTGTATTCGTCTTGCTTCCTAAAGAACGCGGCTACATCCTGGTCCGAATAACCCAGGGTACCCTGCAAGTATTCAACGATAGGCTCTTCTGGACCAGCATCGCGAAGCATCGCCAGGAATTCAAACGGATAGAAGTCACGTATGAACTCCATTCCATACGGACTACTTACATCAACGTGATACGCACCATCAGACTTGATAATGAATTCTGGTAGGTTGCTATCATCCAGAATATTACTCGGATTAAACACCACCAGTGCCTCGCCGGTGGCATCTGTTATAGATGGGATTAACCAATCCCCGGTTTCCAAAACTTCGTACCCACCCATGCCCTCAAATAGCGCCATCGGTTTAAGACGCACGGTTATCTGGCCGGCCTTAAATACTGGGTCAGGATTACCAGTGGCCTCATAAGAAGAAACTGTCTCTGTGTGTACTCCCTGAGATAAGCTCCATTTGGTCTCTTCATGCTGCACCATTTTATATTCTAATCCATCATGGTGCTTTAGCCACAACCCCTCACCCTCTGCCTCAGTAAACCTTGACGGGTTTATAAGCGCGGCCCACACGCCTCCAATGTCACTCTGTCTTAACGCATCCCTTTCAGCCTGCAGCACAGATTCAGTGTATTCCGATAAGGCACTTTCACCTTGAAGAACCTCGCCAGCCGGCGTGGTGTAGGTTATAGTGCTATCCTCATTGAACGTATATGTCCAGCCGTCTATGGTCTGAGAGATTACTTTAAGTGCTCCATCGATAGACTGCACGACGAATGTTGACCCTGGCGCCACTTCACCCTCAAGGTTGAAGTATGTCTCTATCTCGTTCTCTGTAAGAACCTGTGGCACCGAGAAGTCCCTGACACGGAACTCGTCACCATCTATCCTCTCAACCTCCCACCCTTCCGGTATACTATCACCAATTACAACGTCTGTGACGCTGACGTTGGATTCTGCAGCGACCTCGGCTACCGGCGCTTCAACATCCGTAATGCCTGTGTCGGTACCAATGAACGGCTCCCAGAAAGTACCCTCAAGCCCGGTTGGTATAACGTCGTCATTCTCATCAGCTTCGATACCAACGGCCAGTGGGTTATAGATGCGCTCCATATACCAATCGCCCACCTCTAACCCGGTGGCCCAATCACCAGTTGCGTTAAACTTATTTTCTGCAATAATAAAATGCTCATCTGATATAAACTGGCTCCTAATTGGGGCAACCAGTGTTTCTGGTGCTTCTTCTTGTAAGATTGAAATTCTAGTATCGGTCGTTAGAATACGCGCCCTGTAGAATTGGTCCTTGAGTGACTGGTACCCAATCACCGCGGCCCGCAGTGGCGTGAGGACATCACCATCTTTCAGAAGTCCAGGTATCATGGCGAGTGTATTTATCGGAAGTGGGTGTACTGAATTTACAGCGAAATCAAACAGCCAGGACGGGACGCCGGCTAAAGAAGAGTTGTTCTTAATGTCTTGCTTTAGTGATACGATAAGACCCTTGGCCTCCGGGCTTTTCCTAACAGTCAACAACTCCCCAACAGACTCCCAACCCTCGGTGTCCTGCGACTTGGCCCACTGCCATGCGTAGTATTCGGCGCGTAGTTTACCAAACTTCTCGACAGCGCGACTCAGGCCGCTCTTATTAGCTGCAGCCATAGAAGAGGCGTATAGGTCCTTCTGTGCTTGTGTTTTTAACACAGGAGTACCAGCGAGGTTTTTGTCGTAATTGGCGGACTCTGGATTGTCAGACTGGTAATACTCCACGTCTTTAAGTGAAGCCGCCTCTGTGTATTTGTTCATACCATTAAACAGTGCCATCTGCCAAAGCACTTCATTGTATTCATCGAACCACCCATAGATACGCTCAAGCTCTTTTTGAACCACCTCTGGGTTAGACATGAACAGTTCGGTCATTGACTGTTCGTAGTGCTTCCCGGTTTGATTTTGGAAATCATAAGCCTCATCCGCACCCCACCCTGTATCACGTCCAAATTGCGAGTATGTACGCAGTCTCCTAGTTTCAGTGTCCTCCGACCTGCTGCCGGTGTGCTTGGTCTCGGTGTACTCTTTGTAGCCCTTATCAGGATTGTAGACCATCTCGCCGGTTGTGTAGGTATAGGCGTCTGGCTGTTGAGAACGGTTAATCTGTTGCCGTGTGGCACGCTCGCTTATCTTCTGACGCCGTGCCATCATCTGGTCCTGCTCGGCACCGATGCCGGCGGAGATTCCAGCGGCCTCTTCTCCGGGTTTCGACTGCATGGCCCATCTTTCAAACTTGTTCCGGGCCACGCCAATTCCCGTTAATCCGCGCCTAAACTGGGCAAGGCGGCCCCTTGCCGTGCCGGCGGGGTCTGGTACTCCCCACTGACCCTTTACCTGGGCCTGTTTGGCATACTGCCCATAATTGAAGGGCTGCTTTTTAATTGCCATTAAATCACCGTCCCAACATAAGATGCCAGCGCAAGTTCAGCGCCGCCGAGTATTATAGCATAACCACCAGAAGACTCATTTTTCCCATCAACAAGAAATTTAATTGTATGAGTTCCAGAGCCACACTCAAAACTAACTTGCTTTGCGTCAAGAAAGGCCCCTGGCGTTCCAAACATATCAAAAGAACCAACCTCAACGTCATCAACAAGGATGTCTAATATTCCAGCGCTACTTCCAGCGGCAGACATAAATGTTAGTTTATATGCTCCACTACCTGCAAATTTATATGAAACCCAAACTTCATTAACACCAGTAGCAATGGTTGGGCCACACCCAAAAGAATGCACTGCCCAATCACCCTCACCAGAGACAGCGTACGGTGCGTTGATGTGTATCGATATGTGCCCGCTTCCACTAACAACTTCATCGATATCGGAACCCAGGAATCCATACCCATACCCCAAGGAGTCATCGTCTCTCCGCGGGTCAAACCACTTACCAAACGATACGCCTATATCGTATCTCGGTTCGGACTTCACCGGGTCGAACGTTCTGGTCCATCCACCTATCGCTCCCTCAATCTCGCGCCCGGAGCGCTTCGACACAACCTTGATTCTATCAAACAAGTCAAGGCCGCAGTGCATCGGGAGAACCGCGCTGGAGCCACTATTGGCCGCGATTATCTTCTGCAGCATAGTGCTTGCGATAGAGCCGGCCTGGAGATTACTGCCAACACCGCTGACATACTCGGTCCTGGAGCATGGGTTCAGGTTATATGAGTACGCATCCCTGGCTCTCCCTAAGTATGACGGCGACTGCCAGGGAGGAGTCTTGATTATAATCTCATTCGGCGTAATCATACTCAGCGACTCCGCGGCGACATAGAACCTGTGCCCGGACCTATCTAATGTGAACTCAGCCTGTGGAGACCGAGACTGGGTGAAGAAGTGCACCGTGTCCTTATTGTTCTCGTCTGGAGGCTCATTGCCGACACGTATCGAAGCGCGTGTCATGTCGAGAAGCCTTGCGATGGTGTACGCCCTAGTGTCCCCCTTCTTGATTTCAAAAGAGTCGCCAAGGTACACACCAGTCCACAGGTCGTCAAGGTCATCATCGAGTATCACAATATACGCCTTGCAGTCTTCGTACGGAGCGAGAGTAGCCTCAAGTACCGCGGTGATTAAGTCCCCAACACACGTTGTACCATCATCTACATACGACTCTGTTGCCTCGTCTTCTCCGAGAAGGTCCATCACACCCTTGCACTCCAAAACACATTGCATAGCACCCTCGGACTCTACGAAGGTCTGTGTCTTCACATAAAGAGTTGGAGTGTGGGAGTACATCGGGCCGTCCCAGGTCTCAACACCCCAGCCAATAGATAGCCTCTGGCCTTTTAAAGTTAGGTCGTAGAGCAGCTTATCGTAGTTGTTGAGGATTATCTTACACGTATGAGAATAAGGATTGCCCTTCTCGACAACCTTCAATATACGCCCACCTTCGTCTCTCACCCACTTGAGACTGTCGGTATTAGTATTATGACAGGTGGTTGTGTTTCCTGTGGTCGCCCCAGCAGTACGGAACGCCACATCACCGACGTTGATTATCATCGCCGGCTTGACCATTGACGCTTTCTGTGCGTCGAGCAATATCTGCGGTAGTGGTCTCACTATAAAACCTCAAATGCCCCATCAACAGGTTCGTACTTGCTGTCGTTTATAAGCCACGCCTTCCATCGATACCATCCAAGTGGAGAGGTTGTTGGAATTAGATACTGATAATAATAATCACCAGCGCTCTGCTTGTCCATCTCCTGGTCGGTTAACGTCTTCTTCCCAGCAGGGTCCCATATAGAGAGCAATGGTGACGAGTCGCAATCCTGCATAACTCCATCTCCAGCAGGGGTGTTGTTTACCCTGATATACGCATGTTCGCTTTTCTGTAGTCGTTCCATATCTTACTCCGCAACTCCTATTGCCGTCCGGCCACGGCCCATAGCGCTGGATGTTCTGCGCCGGTGCAGCAGCCTTCCAGTAATACCTTTGAGTAATTGCTTGCCGCGGGCAAAGTATATAGCTAATGAGCTTCGATAGACTTTAAAGGTGTAAAGGTTTAGCCCGTTCGTATCGTAAACTTTCAGGCCCCACTGGTCCAGCCCGTTATCAAAAACCTTATCGGCGTACTGTGTAAACCCAATAGTGACAATCTCAAAATCGCTGGGCCAGAAAAGCACCTCAGCATATATCTGCGTGCAGCACGGGATGTTCTTAGCCTCATAGCCACACTTAGTATCATCTCCGGCTATTGGGTTTTTGACGTTGCCAAGAACTATGCCGGCCTCTAGGGAATTGATATCTTCAAGGGACCAGGCCCCACCTCCTGGCCTAGATAGCGTTTGCCGAAACTCAACGAACTGGTATTCGGGATAGTCAAGATACGAGATACCTGTCGGTCTCGGCGGAGTCAGTGTCACCTCGTCACCATACACCTCAACGCCATTTAGGATTATAAACGGCTGAGCTGTGGCCGTAGAGTCAGATAAGGAACCCATATCCCTACCGGCAACAACATAATCTTCTAGGTGGTAACCGGGACTTGCGTTATTCCCAAGCATCGTGTACCTGTAGTTCTTTAGCGCAGTGTTCCATTGAACCTCGTCATGGCTTCCATCGCAGTCCTCTTTCTTAATATATCCCTGACCAGACCCGCCGTAATTCGTACCAATGTGAATAAAGTCTCCGGCACACAAAACAGCCCTATATTGCTTCCATGTACCAGGAGCAAACACAACCCGACCATACTGCGTCATCGCCGACTCAATCATTTTGTCTGTTGCAATGGCTATCTCAGCGTCAGAATATTCTCCGGCATCATACGACGAAGCCCAACCTTCTATTGTACATGCTTGACTTACAGCAAAGGTTATATCTGCCGGACCCTTTACCTGTCCCCCACCACTAACATACCTCCCGCCTATTACCACCCACCGCCCATCTTCAACATGAAGCGTAAATGTACCAGGCTGTGTTACAACGATAGGATAATAAGTAGCCCCATCTTCGCCACCAGCTATCCAGGTTAAGGAAACAGGGGAACCGTCACACTCTCCTGTCCCATTTGTGATTGTTGCACACAGGTGGTTTTCTGTGTCCTCCCTCCCATAGGTAGACTCAACATACGACGAGGAATTATACTTATCCTCGTCGGACGAGTCATACGTGGCAATCATTATCTGCTTGAGACGTTCCGTATCGGTTAAGGCACATCGGAACACTATGTCCACCTGCAGGATATCTCCACTCATCTTGGTGGTCTTTAGGATGTAGGAGTCCTTCTTTGTCTCTTTGGTCCACATAGTCGCCAGGTCTTCATCTGTTAAGTCGTCGGTTTGGGAGAAGGTACAGTATAGGGCACTACCATGGTTAGAATAATCGCTTGCACTGGTTAAATAAAATTCATTATCACTAACTACATAGGCCACCCTCTTAACATCATACACACCGGATAGAGGCGATGCTACCTTGACACCAGACACACAACAAGGAGAAACCAATTCCTTTATAGCATTACCGTTACCATCAGCATACACCTTTTTGCTACCAGAAGTAAAATGCCACGTTCCTGTTAGAAATTTCTCTGGAAGCTCATATGGATAGTGGTCGATGTTTGGATTAACATACCTGAGGTTGACAGCATCTGCCTTTTGCGGGGTATAAAACCACACATTTGTACAGGTATTATAGAGGTTCCCAGAATTCATCCACTCGAACGTGAGACCTTCTGCACCCTGGATAGACTGAACTTTGGCTATCCTCTTCCAATTATCAGCGTACCACCCGTTGTCTGTCGGGCTTTTAAGGAGATATCCTATCTCTACTTCGTTCTCAAAATCTGTTCCATCACCCCACAGCCCGTTCATTAGCGGCCCGGTCTTCCAGGTCGCGGACGTTCCAGTTAACCTCCCAGCAACACCCTCGTCTTCGCCGGTCATGAACCCATCGTTGTCGAATATATTATACGCCACATACGAGAACTCCTCGTCAGGGGCGTTGGCCGGGTCGGCAACACACAGCCAGTTGGTTTTCTCTGATGCCGCATTCATAGTACGGGGTTGAAGCTGGTCATATGTCCCGGCGCCACGGGGATACAACTGCACCCTGGCGGCATTACGTATCTGTACCGCCGTGCCCCACTCGATAAATATCAGGTCGCCGTCTTCGTACTCCACCCACGTCGTCCCACCATCCTCTGTTGTATACGGAGTGCCGGCGGTGTAGGTTCCGCTCTCGTTATATCTCCACCCTAAACTCCCACCGGAATACGAAACCACAATCGCATATGAAGCTGAACTCTGAACCCTTATGGATGAGTCCAGGATAACCTCAACGAAGTGCGGGTCAACGGACTCCGTTATGTCGTCCGGGTCTATAGCGCCGGAGGTTAACGCAGCGCCGGTGGGTTTCCCGTCGGCATCTGTCGCGTATATCTCGACCAGTGCGTCTGCGTATTCTCCGCTGACATCGACGAGTTTCAATGACACCGCGGTAAGAATATGAGAAATTCCAGGCGTAAATGTTTGAGCCACCGTCCTTGTCGAACTGATAAGGGTGGTAGCTGTATCGTTATATGAGTTGGTTTCAAAGACTTTGTAGTTCAGCATTACAAGAACTTATAACCACTCTCTTTCTTCTGCGGTCTCTGTTTCGGAGTAAGTTTCGGAACCTTCGGAGGCAATAGACTGCCCTGCATCCGCGGGCGCACCGGGGCCGCCGTACCGGACATCGAATCGTTAACCTGCTTGAGTAGTTGCTTCATGTGTCCAGCCATGTTACATTCCCTCCGGCATCTGCTGTGGCATCTGCTGCGGCGCCTGCGGTTGGTTCTGCCCGGACATCTCCGCCGTTATCTGCATTATCCTGGCATTCAACATCTTGGCCTCAAGGAGCTTTGCGTCCTTGGAGTCACCGCTTAAAGTCTCGGCCTCCTGCATCGCCCGGTCGTAGGCGCGAATCAATCTCAGCTCTGGAAGCTCTTCCATCAACCTCTCGTCAGCGATAATGCCCAGGAGCTTCTCGGGGTTCTCTGTCTTGAAGACATCGCGTACTATGAAGTCCATCGGCATCCGTGCGTTCATTGCCGCCGTGGCCTTCGTGAACGTGGCCTGCTCCTGCTCCGGGGACTCGACATCGCAATCGAAGTCATACCTGAACTTACCTTGAAGGGGTATCAGGTCGGAGTATGTAATCTTCTTCTCTTTCCCGTCGCTGTCAATCATCTCCATCGTGAACTTACCTTCGATGAATTGGTCCAGCATTTGGGCGAAGATATCTTTGTATGCCAGCTCCATTGTCAACTGCCGCGGCATGAACACTACATTACGCTGGCCGGAAAGAGTATCGAGAGCCAGGGCCGACAACTGGAAGTTCAGTCCGCCGTATTCATTGTTTGGAATCGTGGCGTTCTGTCTATCCTGGTCCATCATGTTGTAGAACATTGCGTCGGTGTTGGCCATGTCCTTGATGTCCAGGACCTTGAAGTCTTCCTCGGCCAACTGCTCTAGTATAGAACCCCAGGTTGGGTACTCCTTAACCTCGCGACCTTCTGACCCTTCGGTCTTGTGAACCAAAGGCGGACGAAGGCCCAACATAGCGTGGGTCTTTATTATAGACAGGACATCGTTTATCTCTTTGTTTGTTCCACGGCAGGAATGATATAACGACTCGCCAATCATCTTCAACCTGTTGGCGTTCGCCCCGCTAATCTTCGGGGAAGTCACCACCGGCTTGATTGTGAACGGAGGCCGCTTGATATAGTTGCGAGGAGTCCCCTTGTCCTGGTCGGACGTGGACGTTATCTCGTTTCCGTCCTTATCCCAGAAGTTATAGACATCCCCGTAGTCGCCCTTAATCTCTAATCCGTAGGTCGCGAGTATGTCGGCCTTGGGCATCTGCAACGTATTGATGCAGGCCCAGGAATACTTCCCGCCAATCTTCTCCCAGTATAAATCGTAGATGTCGATGGGGAGAATCTCAAAGCACAGCTTCCCGTCCTCGTCTTTATAAATCACATTCCTTGTCGCGGCCCACCCGCGGAGGTTTGTGTAGAAGCACATCGACGGATACACATACGAGTCAATGCTGTTAATCTGCAGGTCGTTCGCCGAATCGATGACGCCCTTCCACCAGTTCTTTATCATCTCTGCTTGTTTATCCGGGATGGAAGAAACGATTCTCAGCTTCGGCTCCGCCCGAGACATGATGGAGGTTATCCGGTCGAGATACGTTTGAGGGGCCGAGGACGTGACGTTATAAACTCCAGGGAGCTTCATGTTCTCCAACTCTCCATGGACACCCTTCATGACGTGGGAGTCTAACAGGTAGATATTGAGGTCGTCATCCCACCTGGTTGTTAGCGCCTTCCTCTCGGCGCTGCCCTTTACCTTACCAACCTTCTCGCTGATTTCTTTATAGTTCATCCGAATATCCTCACGACCTTCTTATTCGCAGATGCCTCGGGTCTTGCGTACCCGTACTTGCAGATTATCTCATATGTAACAGCTTTAATGCCGTGGTTATTGTCGTCCTGAACGCCGATGACAGTTCCGTTGCGGTCCTTGTCATACGTGTATACTGCAGTACGACCAGTATAAGGATGAGGACAGCCACCAAACTCAGAGATAAGGCCGCGACAGCGAGGATGAATAGTAAGGTGGGGGTGATTTGTGATAGGGTCGGGTATAAGGTACGTCCGCATCCTCTCGATACCAGCCGCAACCGGAACCTTCTTAGAGCGTAGATTGACTCCTGCCATCTTCCGCCATATCTCTGATGCAGGTGTGTCAGGTTTATGTGCGGTTCCAGCAATATCGATAGACCCACCTTTGACATCCTTCCACCACGGCTTCATCTTGCAGATATGTATCATCTGCTCCGTGGTTTTAAACTGCTCGTACACCTCATCGATTACATGGAAGTAATCCCCGGTCCACTGGCCGGCCTCCACCGCGTACCACCCTTTGGAATATCCAGGGTCGATACATATCTCAACGTCATTGTCCTCGACGTAATCGACGCTTGTAACATGCAACGTGTTCCGGAACTCATGGAAGATTCTCCCAGACGGAGGACACGGGACTCCACCCATACGCTCGTTGAAGAGGTCCGGAGACATGGTAGCCTCAATCCTCTTGAGCAACTCATCCTCTCTTCCGCCGGGGTAAAGGTTCGTGTTGGTCCAGGAAGGAACCGAGAAGCTCTTCGCCCCTTCCTTGTTCGGCCCCTGCCAGGAATTAAAAAGTTCCGGATACCAGCCGAGTGAGTTGTGTACTACCAACCCATTTGCCAAATACGCATGACTGTTAGTTGTTAGGTCATACGTTTTAGCCCTACTGGACTCCTTAGATAAAACCCCGCACCAACATACTGGATAGCCTAAAAATTCTGCTCCTGCATTGGCTTGGTTGCGAATAAATCTTGGACTGTTTAGTGCCTCAGCTTTTTCCTTCTTGCGTGGTAGGTAGAAATTCACCTTATCTACAAATACTACCGGGTTACAAACGCTCAGGGTATAATTAAGAAAAACCTTACCATTTGTTTTACAGTTACGCTTGGTTATTGTACTTAGGACACCCATGTTTAACAACATGAATTGAACTTGCTTTGCTAGTTTATGATTGGAGGTATAATAAACTATACCCCTTTTCATAGCACAACCGTCTCCATCAAACAGTCCTTGAAGGAAGTTTCTTTGTGTCTCGTAATCAGAGTTTAATATATACTGTGGCACTTCCTTGGTACGAGAGCGCCAATCAAAATTCACATCTACGCTTTCCAGTTTACGTGCTAATTCATGGTCAGTCTTCCTCCAGTGATATCCATTCTGGAAGAAATCCGGGCAAGCCCTTTGAACAACCTCGTGGTCGTTGTTTGTTATCGTTATTCTATCAGACTTGTCACAGCAACCCTCAGCTATATATACGCCAACAAGGTAGGCGAAATCGGCATCAAGATGGTTGGGGCCGTATATTTCCGCTCCATACCTAATAGCTACTTTTTCTCCATCGCTGATACTACCCAACTCTTTCCATGTCACACTGCCATCTTTAAGACGAGTGATTATTTTATGATTTGGTGTTCCTGTGATTGAAAATCCCTTGTCTAAGTATAGGGTTTCAACATCCTTCTCGCCATTATTAAACGTATTTACAACAGTATCGCTGCCGTTTAGACCACAAATTGTATCGCCGATAGAAACATCTGTGATGTTTTTTATACCACTGCCAGTAGCAATCATTGTATCGGCAGTTAAACATCCTTCAAAGGTTCCGGTTAACAGGAGCCACCCTCCGTCGCCGGCCCTGCCGAGACGGGCGATTAGTCTCTGAATAACCTCGAAGTCGCATTGGGCCGCCTCACACACGACTATCCCGTGGGGGGAATACTTCGATATGTTCCGCGGGTCCTTGGCGCTGATGGTCGATATAACAACGTCCCCGGCCAAGATTATCTTGCCGGGGTTCGTTACTTTCGAAGCGAACTGCAGGACTCCTAATTTGTCCGCAGCCTCCGCGATATAGTTGAACTCAGGGGTTGTGTTGTCGTAGTCGGCGCCAACCAGCCAGAAGAGCTTGTCCTCCCAGAACCTCCCTATCATCTCCATAGCTCCGACCAGGGACTTGCCGGAACCCTCACCCCCAACCATCATCCGTATCCACGCATCGCAGTCGTGGACTTGCGATTGAAGCTCATTGGGGTGATAATCGATTTTATCCCAGATTATCTTCTTGCGTTCTGCCAGAGTCTTTGGGTCCATCCGCACCTTCCGCAGTAGCGCTATCGCTACCAGCATTCCGTAGTTCATCGAACAACTCAAGGGCCTTTTCGCTATCCGTGTTCATTGTCGCTGACAGCTTAGGCAGCGCGTAGGGGAGAAGGTCCGCGACGAAGAGCCTGTGGGAGTTAATCAAGTCCTCCACAGCCTTCACTGCAGCCAGGTACTCCGCTTGCTTCCCTTTCTCCTTTAGCTCCTCGGCCTTCTCTTGAAGCTCACCAATCTTAACATTCAGCCACTTCTCGTTCTGTAATAAGTGAGTGACGAGCTTCTGTGTGTTGTTGCGTAGGATGGTCCTCCCGTGCTTGGATGATTTTGTAAATCTAGGGTGTGCCATGTTTCTCCTTTAAGAAGGGTTCAAGGCCAGGCGCTCTAAGGAAGTTTGCAACCGTCCGTCCGCCGACCCTGGCCCGCCCCCGTTAACTAAGAACTGCCGATATCGCAGCCCCATCTCCTTCGCCTCTTGGGCGATGAGTTAACATTTAAAAGCACGTAGTCGTTTACCGTCCATGCGTGCTTATACCAGACTCTCATGCCAACAAGAATACCACAAAGATTATGGCTTGTCAACATTTGCATTAAAAAATAACAGGCCCCCCATAAAAATTAGAGAAACGACGTTTTCTTTTAGGGAGGAGATTATAGAGAAGGGTATATATATTTATATATATATCTTTTGTTGTGGTCGAGTTGGACCCCACCCCCTGGGGTCCGCCCGGACCCCACCTTAGCTACAACTGAGGTCCACGTCGACCACACCCTGTTCTGTTTTTTAGCTACGATTTGGGGTCCAAGCTGACCTCACTTATTATGTAGAGTAGACGGTGTTTCACCGGACCAAGTTTGTAAACATCTCCCCCCTCAATATTAACAAAGTAGCTGGTTTGTTTACTTTCAGTGTTCAGTTGTATACAAATTGTCTACAACTTACAAGCATTCCTTGTGAACTATTCGACATTATCGAAAGGTTCAACCTGTTCGATATTTCCTAATAACTGAGCATGTGTCCATTATAATGAGCAGTAGGGACGCTTCCGGGAAACATGTACACACCACCGACATATCCTGGTTCGCACAATGTATAGGATGTGCCCTTCGTGGAGCCATCGCCTACTCGTGGATTATGTAGAGTAGTATGGGGGATTAGGTAGAACGGACGGTAGGGTGTAGACCACCACCCACACACGCCCGAACGCTCGCTCACGCCTAGTCCCCCTCCCTAGGGCCTACCCTCTACCATCGGCAAACGGAAACCGTTTTCCTACGGACACCGGCAACCGGCTTCCGGTATCCGGTCAACGGTCTCGCGCGGGCACGGGCGGGCGCGGGCGTAGGCGCACGGGCGCACGGACGGGCGTCCATCGTCGTCGCACGAGTGGCGGCGGAAAGTTTCGGAGTCGTGCGACTGATTCACTAGCTAATCAATCGCCGTAGCTTCAACCCCTACATTCCCACGAGTGCTACCATAGAATAACTGAGGTAGAATGAGCATAAATGAGCATCTATCCCTTGCCTTGCTATGTCTACATTCTACAATCCATCTCAATAGACTTGCATATGTATTCCCATAGCTGTACACTATTAGCAGTTCTTTAAAAACGGCACAGCAAGGCGGCGGCGAGATATGCGGCACACTAGTCGTTAAGGCGATGCTCCTTGACCTGTGGACATACGGCAGGGTCTAACACAATAGATTCACCACTTCAAAGCATGACTGTTTAGGCGGTCATGTTTCCCTTATTAGCTGTAGAATGAATCAACAGTGAAACGGGATAGAGTGCCCATATTGTTATGATGTGAATCGGTGTTAATGGAATCATACTCTGTTGATATGTTGGCCTACATTTGCGAACGTGTTACATCGTGGTAAGTGTGATACGTTCGTTGGTAAGCCTTGAGGGGTTAGTTAAGTGCTTCCCTTGCTAGTGGCTTTTAAGTGGTCTTTGATAATAGCGTCAAAGCCCGCCACAATGCTCATAAATAGATAGCACGCCAAGACTATTAAAACCCCCAAAATAAACGTTACAGTAGATACAACGCAAGGCTCGGCTATGTACCACAAAAGAGCATATAGCCAAACCCCTTCTCTTTAATTTGGGATAGCGTTAAACACGCTTTGACCACGCAACGAAGGTGAAACGCAGGATACTGTCGATTAAGGGGAAGCTGTGCCCTCAACACGAAACGTGGCTACATGCCACGTAGTACGGAAGTAGCGTCCCGTACCTGATGAGAAGGGCTCACAGATAGCTGGGAGATTAACATGAAGAAGTACATTATGGTCGAAGGCAAGAAGTACGTGGCGGTGAAGGCGGCCAAGAAGGAGAGGGTAAGTTCGGCCCGTAAGCTGTCCAAGTCAGAGCTTGACCTGTTGGCAGGACTTACCCTCACCGAAGGTGAGAGCCCCAACTACCGCAAGGTGGCGTTCAAGGGGAACGTCGGCAAGACCATCGTAAACGTCAGCCTCTATGTCCCGAAATGAGCCTACGCTGAGGGATAACCCCTTGGGGGAGGGGGTGATGTATGTCGCCCCTTCCAACGAGCGGTTATCGAAGGAGGGCATATGACGGACTATGAGAAGATGGCGTGCCGTGTAAGGAACTACAAGAAGCGTCATCAAGGTAATGGCAGGATGAGATGGAAGTACGTGGATGTGAGCAGGGGGAAGACCAGGGGATGGGCAGGGCAACCCATGTTCCGCCCTGATGGGGAATGTGTGACATACGTGCCGATGATGGCGGCGAAGAAGAAAGCGAGGTGAAGCGTGGATATCGAGCGAGTGCTAATCGAGGCAGAGGGTAAGGCTAATACGAAGGAATTGGTGTCCGCTCTATGTGACATGGTGTGGACATGGCAAGGAGGTGATATATCGAATGCGATGGATGGGGATGAGGTGGATGCCCTTGTGGAGAGGTTTAGAATAGCCCTGAATAGAATGCAGGGGAATGTATAGAGCAGCACTATCAATACGAAGGAGGGAGAAATGAGCACAGACCTAGATTTCAGAGCGTTCTTTGGGGAGTACGGCGAGAGCCTACTTAATGGCTGGCTCCGAGCCATACAAGACGGCTATCAGGAGAGCTTCACCGATTGGATAACAGGGGAGTATGACATGTATCTGGAGCCGGCGTTAAGGTGTGCTGGGTGCGGGTCAATCGTGGAGGAAGGGGAGCCGTGGGATTATCGCTGCGATAACTGCATGGTTCGTTCCGAGCCTGTCACAGAGGACTACGAAGTGCCTTATCATGGGCTGTTAGATGAGCCGTCGGTAATAGAGACGGCTATCAACACACGCTTAACAGAGAACAGGAGGTGTGAATGATTCTTTGGGCAACCCATATTTAAATAAGGAGGAGAAAGATGTGTAACTTTATAAGCTGGTATGAGAAGGATGGGGTCGTATTCTTCCTGACGGACGACGACCTCGCAACGAAGGCAGGAAAGAAACTGCGTAAAGAGTTGGGCGACCAATACGCCGAGGATATCAAGGGGCATGGCGCAATAGCTCGATACTTCGAGCTAAACGAATGGGTTGTGCCGATGGATGCGGTAAGGCGAGAGGTTGGAGATAGTAGGTGTCCCGACTTCTCCACGCCAAATAACTTCCCGCCTCAGATAGTAGCGGCTATTAAGAATTGCAACCTAACGCAGATAGGGCAGATGCCAGAAAGTGTTCTACTTAAACGCGGCTTGGATTTAATCAAGAAGGATGCCAAGCGGGGGGAAGCAGAGGCCAAGTGGAAGGAAGCATATGCCAAGTGGGGGGAAGCAGATGCCAAGCGGAAGGAAGCAGATGCCAAGTGGAGGGAAGCATATGCCAAGTGGAGGGAAGCATATGCCAAGCGGAAGGAAGCATATGCCAAGTGGAGGGAAGCAGAGGCCAAGTGGAGGGAAGCAGATGCCAAGCGGGGGGAAGCATATGCCAAGCGGGAGGAAGCATATGCCAAGCGGAAGGAAGCAGATGCCAAGTGGAGGGAAGCATATGCCAATGTTTTTTGGAAAGTCTTTGCCAACCCAAAGAACCGCAAGAAAGTATGGAGGTGAACCATGTTAGACCTAGAGCTGGAGTTCCTCGACTATGAACTAGCCGAGAACATTCCAAATGGTGGCGTGTTAATCGCCCTTAGTATGGTAGACCCCATCATCTTGGATGATGATGGAGAAATAGACTGAAGGAGGGATTATGAACCGCGAAGAACGAAGGGCAACAAGACGGTCAATGAGGGTGCCTTGTGACTTAAACCGCAAGAGCACACACAGGATGAGGTCACATGACGGCAAGAAGGCGAAGGCCAACGCATCACAGCCGGCCAGTGTAGCATCAGCTATCGCTGAGAAATTAGGAATCAAGGAGGAAGGTCATGGTAGCTAAAAGAGGAGAGCAATACTCAGACTTCGAGGGGTACAAGGACGACGGAATCACCCACATATCATGCGGAGAGTATGCCGCCGACTTCAAGGACGGCGAGATAATCCGTGAGTACACCAACGAATCGAACGATACCTGCCCTGCGGCAGCGTTCTAAGGAGGACACATGACACGGTGCACGATATGCAATCAAATAGTCGAAAGTGATAAGGCAAGGCACCATGATATATACGTCATAGGCTCAGAAGGTGTCTGGCTATGCTATGAATGCGAGATGGCCTTAGTAAACTATCTCAGGGCGATGCAATCCATGGCAACTCGCAGTAAATTGACAGCATTTAAAGAGGCTAAGAAGCGGGAGGTAGTATGACACGGTGGTGCAATAACTGTAATGGAATGACCGAGCATAAGGTGCTCAAGTCTCAGAGGGTAGAGATTTATATCTGCATGAAGTGCAGGGAAGGGAGGAAACGTGAGGGCATTGCAGCGCCTCGACCTGATAAAGCAAGTCAAGGACATGATTGAACCTATGGCCGAGGCAATAGTGGATGAGGTAGGGGAGAGCTTTGAGAAATGCAAAGCTATATGGCTCGAAATCATAGGCGTCGATGAGCCGACACAGAGTAAATTTTAAGGAGGATAACATGGACACGTTAAGACTAAGGGCACGCTGCGCCCGCCGGGGCTGGCCGGTGACGAAGATACAGCACAAGACCATAGCTATTGTAGCTTGTAAGAAGGAGGTGAAGAATGAATTGGGAAGCAACAAAGGAAGAGCACCTGCTAATACAGCATGTCGTTGACCGTGGGTACAATGAGCTGCATCGCGCCGGATTCTACAAGAACAGACTGACCATGCACATGGACTTAGAGGCGGCTCATTGTAATGGATGCAAGCTGGACTTCAAGAAGCTGCTTGCATTCAAGGACTTCGACTTCTACCATGACACAGCCGGCATAGCGGCGCACATAGACCGGAACACAGGGATGTTAAAGGAGTGCTTCCTTCCGAGGTGTTCACGATGAAGAACCTATGCGGAAAGACAAGGCCAGTAAGTGACCCATATGAGATATGGAAGGCCGGGGACTGGGAGTGGCACGTGCTCAAGAAGTACCAGGCGCCGGAGGCCGAGGCCAAGAACCCATTCGCCCGGTGGTTCTGTGCCGTCTACTCCCCTATCACACGGGAGCAGATGAGTTCCGGGTATGAGATGGGGGACACCTATGTCTCGGACATCAAGAGCTGTGCTGTGAGAATAAAATAAGGAGGTAGATATGTACTTCAATGTCACAATCAAGGAGCAGAATGGTGAGCAGGAATACTATCACGACTGCATAGCAGAGGCCAAAGACTTTAGCGAAGCCCTAATCAAGGCCGAGGCTAGGGCTAGAAACTGGTATGATGATGTCAATGATGAGGATGTCGAGGTGCGTGTAGACGATGTAGGCAATAAGACATTCGACTTCCTGTACGTTGGCATCTCAGTCAAGGTGGACAGTGTTCGCCCTACCACCATCAAGGAGTGGTGTAAGCAAGCCTTCCAAGCAGCGCTGATATAGGAGGTAGACATGGTAGACGTAGGTAAAATCATAGAGTACGAGTCCGGGGAGATGGACGGAGACGCAGTAGTAGCCTTCTTCCAAGAGATGATAGACGACGGCTCCGTCTGGTCTTTACAGGGACACTATGGAAGGACAGCCACGGCCTTGATAGAGGCCGGGTTATGTCATAAGAAAGGGGGATAACATGGGGACACGCAGCTTAACGGTATTCAAAGAGGACGGCAAGGAAATCGTCGTGATGTATCGGCAGTTCGATGGCTATCCTTCCGGCCATGGTAAAGACCTGGCCGAGATTCTGGCCGGGCGGAAGATAGTCAATGGCTTCTCCAGTATAGACAAGAAGGTCTTCAACGGTATGGGTTGTCTCGCCGCTCAGGTGGTAGCGGAACTCAAGGACGGGCCGGGGAATATATATCTCTATCCCGCCGGGACACGCGATTGTTGGGAAGAGTATGTCTACATCGTGACCGGGAAGGTGGGACAAGAACCGCATATAGAAATCGAGGGGATATTTGAAGGCTCGGCCTCGGAAGTCCTCGCATACTGTAACAAGGAGAAGTAGGTGCACATATTCAGGTTGATTCCACAGGAAGAGTTCGTCTCGAACATCCTCCTTGCGTACCTTTCCTCATCCCCGGAGGATAGGTCTTCTGGTAGGTGGTGGTATCCTACAGCTAACTGCATTGCCAGAGGTATGGCTCGCGAGTTTGGTATCAGTCTGTCACAGATGGCCGGGATAATAGCTGTGCTCTCGCCTCAGATATCGTGGGAGCGCAACTGCATCGTGGCCTACGAGTTCATGAGGTCGCCTTATGAGAAGCCCACTGGTATCACGACTGACAACTGGGTCAAGGCCAAGGAGATATATGAGGGGAGACTAGGGTACATCCGCGGTAACAAGGTCAGGTCATTCTGGTCTTGTATCATGACCGGAGGAGATACGAACGAGGTAACAATCGATACCCATTCAGTAGACGTAGCATTAGGAGAGGAGGCACGAGAGAAGGACAAGAGATACCTGGTGAACAAACAGATTTACGGCATCTTTGTAGATGCCTACCGAGAAGCGGCGAGGCAGTTAAGGCTGCCCGTTACGGAGGTCCAGGCTACAACGTGGGTCTGGTATAGGAAAGGAGAAAAATGATAGGTCACATGAGTTTGGTGCGGTACCAAGATAAGTGCTTTTGCGATGAAGCGCAGGTCGGCATGATGGTGTTGGATGAAGAGAGGATATGGCACTTCGTTTCCGATACCTTTTCCGGCAAGGATGACATGGGAATGAAATACGGGTTCAAGCATAGCTGGTGGATTGGGGGCACTTTGTCATACGAAGAAGTAACTGAAATCGACAACCAGGCCATCGACGCCATGAACCAGACCATACAAATCTGGCTGGAGCTGGCAGAGAACGGTGAAGACGCGAACTGGAAGAGGGAGAAATACGGTGGTAAGTTCCTGCACGGGTGTCCGCTGTGCCAGTATGTTGCCGAAGGGGGCTACACTACAATGATGGATTGTGGCTTAGGGTGTCCGATGGCCGGTCATTGGGGGAGGAACCTGTGTGATTACGACGGCGCCACCTACAACGAGTGGGTTCACGAGGATGACCCCGACCAGCGCAAGGTAAAGGCTCGGGCCATAGTCAACGAGATGATTAAGGTACGTGCTGAGATGATAGCGAATCTAGAAGAAACGAAGGAGGAAACCATGGAGAATATAGTGGAACTGAACGTCGAAAAGAAAGTGACCAACAAATTGAGCTTCAAGATTGATGACGACGACGGCGTGAGGCTGATAGTTGTAAACGAGGGCGGGGAGCGTATGTTAGGTGGTACTATCTTACACATAAAACCAAACGGGACTCTTCAGCTCGCCAGCCATGTCAATAAAGACTTCGGCCTGCGGCTCGATGGTGACGGACGTATCGTCATCGAGTAGCGCTATCAGTACAACGCTTGACAAATCGAGAAATTTGTGATACACTCGTAGCATGAATAGACGAGCGTGGCAATGGTTGGATGAGCGAAGCAATGTAGTGGTCGATTACAACGAGATGGTGCGGCAGTGTGATATGTGCGAGATAGAGAATCGTGTGGGTAAGTGTGCGTGTGATTCTTGCCCGGTATTAGATGGCTGCCGTAAGATGTTCGACTCTCATTGCCCGCTCACCGCCGTCGATGACGAGGTGTTTCTGACCAACAGGCCGGTGTGTCATGGTAGGCCCATGAAGAAGGACGGCCATGCCAAGAGCGGTCAGTACTACGTGCAGGTATATCGATGTTCCGTGTGTAAGTCGAGGAGGTTCAATGTGGTATAGAGAGCTTGTCACCTGCCCTACATGCGGAGGCTCTGGGAAGGTAGATGGGAACTTTTACTACCCAGCCTCGTTCAAGTTGAAACCTCGCCCACCACGCAAGTGTTATACGTGCGATGGTAGGGGTGAGATAGTGGTAGAATATAAGGAGGGAAAGTGAAAGCAACAGCAAAGCAAGAGGATGGATTCAAGCCGGTAAAGCTGGAGATTATCCTGGAGACACAGGCGGAGGTGGATGAGTTCTTCGCAGTGGTAGACCACTCCTGGTTTACTGACGCGTTTCCGACCTTCAATGGATTGTGGAATATACTCAGTCCGTTCCAAACAGATGGGTATGAGAAGCCCTGGAACAAGCTGGACAAGATGTTCAAAGAGCCATACAAGGGGTAAGATAATGTTCAACATGATAAAGGTCTGCCCTAAGTGCGACTGGAACCGCCCATACGACGAGGGCAACGACCTGCATGGCGTCTCTTTATTCCAGAGGTGCCCGGAATGCGGGATGGAATTAAGGACACAGCCCTACAGCCCAATGGGCGATAGTTTTGGGAGGAGTGATGATAGACCAATGCGAATATAGGAGGTGCCCCTACTGGAAGAATGACTACTGCGAGTTGCACGAAGCAAGTTGCTCCAAGGTGCTTGGAGAAGAGTGCCCTGAGTGGGACGAAATGAAGGAGGAAGAGTAAATGTTGGAAGGTATTCTTAGGAAAGCCGGCTTCGATGAGAGGGGCCACTTCAAAGCCTCAATAGAGGTTGAGCCGGGCAAGATATGGAGCAGGGATGTCGAGGTTGTTGGAGAGCAGTCGGCATGTATGCAGTTTGTAGGTAAGCACATCACCGCGGATGAGATTCCGCAGGCGAAGAACCCGAAGTACAAGCAGCTTATAAACGTGCGCCTGGCGGAGAAGGTGTCGGCTCCGGTGGCCGGCGAGCCTGTAGCTCAGAATAACTACGCAAGCAGGTTCACGATGGACGAGGTTGGCAAGCAGAAGTGCCGGTGCTCCATCATTGAGTCGGTGTGTACGCTATTCTCTGGGAGTAAGACCGTGACCATCGACGCTATGATTAAGACGTGTCGTGCGTTCGAGAAGTACGTGTACGAGCCGTCGCTGATAGACGAGGCTATCAAGCTGGGGGCCACACCGGAAGACGAGCTGCCCTTCTAATGCCTCTCCCCGAAGCCGTCAAGAAAGGCATACGCTTGCGGTCAGGGGATAGGTGCGAGGGTTTATACAAGAGAGTTAAGGGCGGGGCCGAGCGTATCGGCCCCTGTCCCTGTCGTGGAAGGTGGCGTTTAGTCTTCGCACATATCCAGCACCGTGGTAGTGGCGGAAGCAAGAGCCGTGACAAGGTGGATAACATCCTGCACCTATGCGTGTGGGGTCACGAACTCTTTGATGAACGTATCACTAAACGCGAGTTCGATAGGCAGTTACATGGAGAGTGAACAATGGCGAAACCGCAACTTGAAGACGGGTACATACGTATTGCCCGTGAGATATACATACACCTGTGTGCATTCAGGATACCTGGAGAGGTGCGCTCGATTATAGACGCCGTGATTATCAAGACCTACGGCTATCAGAAGACCTCTGATAAGATGAGCTTCGGTCAGCTCGCACAGCTCACGGGTATCCGGCGCGATAACATCAAGCGCCCGCTAAGAAAGGCGCTGGAGCATAACCTGATATCCAAGACGGACGGGAAGTTATCCTTTCAGAAAGATTGGGAGAAGTGGAAACCGTTCTCGGGTGTGGTCGGCCCGGACCCTGTGGTCCAAGCGGACCCCAAAGTGAGGTCCACCCGGACCCCAAAACTGGGGTCAGCCCGGACCCCTACAAAAGAAAAGAAAGATAATAAAAAGATAACAGTGTACCCGGATTACCCCACTGTCCTTCTTTCAGAAGAAGAACGTGACAAACTTATAAAAGAGTTTGGCGAAGAGGGGGCGAGGCAGAGATGTGAGGCGCTGTACCTATATATGGGCAGCACAGGAAAGAACTACAAGTCGCACTACCTCACGATTCTGAACTGGGACAGGATGGAAAAGAAACGCAGCCCGGTTAAAGCTCAAGAGAGAATGACTGCGGCAGAAGCATTGGAGGGATTGGATGAATAGAATCATATGCCTGATACTTGGGCACAAGTGGAGCAGGTGGTACCCGCACGCTTACACAGCGCAATATGATACACGCTGGTGTCAGAGGTGTGGCTCACGCGAGAAGAGACGGGTGATATAGTGGGCAAGAAACTACCCTACACACCCACGAGCACCATCCGCTCGTTACTACGCCAACTATGGCTGCGCTCTAGGGAGCGGAACGCAGTACTCCGGGCCGCCGGGTATACATGCCAGCGTTGCGGAAAGAAGCAGAGCAAGGCCGCCGGGAGAGAGGTGAAGGTGGAGGTGCATCACAAGGACGGCATCAAATCATGGGAGCGAGTGTTCCAGGTCATCCGGGAGGAGATTCTATGCCCTCCGCAGCGCCTGGAGGTCCTTTGCACAGATTGTCACAAGAAGGAAGGAGGTTAACATGGATACATTAACGCCGTTACAGAAGGCGCAGGGTAAGATAGAGAAGAAGGGAATGAGGCGCGAGTGCCCGGTGCACCACGTCTTCGGAAAGGTTACCGACTGGGTGCCGCCGTCCGGGATTGACCCCAACATGAAGGAGTTCCAGTGCCCTATCTCTAAGCACGCATTCTACGAAGTGATTAGGCAAGGGAGGAAGCCATGAGTAAAGAGATGATGATATGCCCGAAGGCAAAGAAGAATTGTGCGTCAGGGATAAAATGTCATGAAGAAGAGCCACATTTGTATCAACCGAAATTCTGTAATCCTAATCCGTGTGGTTATAAGTGCATCCCCTACATTCCAGAGCAAGAGTATGAATGCATAATACCATCAACAATGAGTAGAAGTTGCTTGTTTCCACATAGTTCGTGTAGTGATAAGTGTAAGTACTGGCAACCCAAGAAGCCTGTAGAGCCAACCTGCCCTGAGCGTGGGCAATTACTACACACAGACTGGAAGCAGTTTGCACACAACTATCTACAGGACACATTGCTTGACCCACGCTTAGAATTGGGTTTAGCTATATGTAAGAAATGTGGATGCACGACCCCTACCGACCTACAGCCAGACAAGAATACCTGTATACACACTCCTCCATGTGATTTCGATGCAGGCGGCAGACCAAGCCCATGTAAGGGCAAGTAAGGAGGCTTTATGATTGAAGATGTACTGCTGACAAGGGAAGAATGGGATTATGCGTATACACTAGCTCGCAGCAGAGGTGTCAGACAGCATAAGCAAAGCTATGAACTAAAACATGATGCAGCACAGGCACAGAAAAAAGCCCAATGTCTCAAACTGCTAGAATGGCTGAATGGGTACTGTAGTGATGACGAACACGCTGCATACTACAACGATGAAGTAAGGTGGGAATGTCCCGATTGTATTTTAGAGCTAGAAGCTGTTTTGAAGGAGGGGTAGCATGGCAGATAAGCAACTTCCGCACTCCGGATATGTTATGGCTTTATGTTTTCAGTGTGGTGAATATCGCAGTACACGAAAGGGTAGAGCTAATCTAGGGTGTAATAAATGTCGCATTAGTAACATGAAAGGAAGACATCCAGCAACATATAAGGGTGGCGAGATAACACATGATGGTCGTGTATTTATATGGTGTCCAGATGTGTGTGGTTATAAGCAACGCTCGCGCATAGTCATGGAAAAAGTTTTAGGAAGGCCCCTTTTGAAAGAAGAAGATGTGCATCATAAGAATGAAATTAAAAATGACGACAGCTCTGACAATTTGGAAGTGTTGCTTCATGGAGTTCATACTGCAATAACAAATCGCCAGCAGCAGAAAGCTGCTAGAATGCAGGAGTTTAGATGGAAAAAGAAGTAAGCCGTGTTATGCCACACGATTTAGCTAGCGAGGAGGCCGTCCTTGGGGCGCTCCTTATAGACAACGACGCGTACTTCAACGTGTGCAATACACTCACCCCAGACGATTTCTTCCGGGATAAGAACAGGACCATCTATGTAGCGCGACAGCGGATGGACTTCTGTGACCAAGTGACTATGGCCCACGAATTATCCAAGAGCCATCACCTGGAGGAGGTTGGTGGCGCGGCCTACCTCTCTCACTTAATAGCCAACTGCGCCTCGTCGGTCCACGCCGCACACTACGCGGAGATACTGCACAACCTTGGTAATGCCCGGCGTATAATCAAGGCCGGCGTTGCGATACAGGACATGGGGTTCGAGCAAAGACAAGACGGCGTAACAGAGGCCATCAAGCTGCTGCTTGGCATGGAAGGGAGAAGCCGAAACATGGTTTCCCCCGACGAATTGGCGGACTACGCTTTCGCCAGGTTCGACAAGTTAGCGAATGAAGAACTCAAGCCGGTACTCTTTGGCCTCCAGACCCTGGACAGGTTGGGAGGAATGCAGCCTGGGGAGCTGGTGATTCTGGGTGGAGAAACAGAGATGGGCAAGACGACCATGCTCGACCAGATAGCGAGACACCAGGCTCCGAACCCGGTCCTGTTTTGCACCACCGAGATGACACGAGCGCAATGGGCGCAGCGCCAGATAGCACGCATTATGCACACCTATATGCAGAACCTCGGCAATGCCGACTATATCAAAAAGCATATGCGTGAAATCCTCGACGCATCGATGGAGTTTCGGAAGACCAACGTGCACATCATAACGGGCGGCGTCTCAGTGAACGAGATTTACACCGAGGCGGCCAGCTTAAACGGATGCTGCTTGATAGTCATAGACTACCTGCAGCGCCTGAAAGGAGTGAGAGCATCATATGAGTCAGTATCCAGCGCGTCCAGAGAGATTGCAGACATGGCTAAGATACTGGAGACGCCGATTGTACTGTCTTCTCAGCTCAGTAGAGACTCGCAAATAGGTAAGGACGGGAAGGTAATCAACAGGCCCCTATTGACAAGACTCAAAGATTCAGGTAACATCGAGAATGATGCCGACTGGGTGATGTTCATCCAACGAGAGAAGGGGGCCAAGAAGGGGACCCCGGATTTCCTAAAGGCCAAGCTGCTCATCGAGAAACATAAGCAGGGCGGCGACCACCTGGAGTTAGGGATGACGTTCAGCCCACACGAGCAAATGTATAAGGAGGATGTATGAAAGTAGAACAAGGAGAAAAGTTTCAGCCAATCGTGATTACCCTGGAGGACAAGGACGAGGCCGCGGCGCTGTGGCACATTCTTAATAAATGCACATACGAATACGACGTGGAATACAACCGGAACTTTGGGTTAATAGGAAATTACATCCGGGATTTTGAATGGAGTTTATGGAAAGCTATCAACCCTCTGATAGGCGACTACGCAACGAAACTGAAAGGGAGGTTCAATGAACAGCCTGTTTAACAAGGCGGCGAAGCTCGCAGCGGCGGTGGCGGCGCCGGTGTTCCAGTACCGCGGGTGGACGTGGGCACACCATGTTCTTCTTGAACCGACAGAAGATTATATACCCTCTGCGAGGGATATCCAAAACACCATTGTGGACCTACTTAATAAGGCCGCCGAAAGTGGTGGCTCGCGCACCGGGCGGCTTGCTGTAGAGAGGGAAGACGACGAAGACGGAACGCCTGTTATGTATAACATTATGCTGGAGATAGGGCATGTGTTCTGTTACGACGACGGGGAGCCGGAAAGCGTGATGGTGGACTGATGGAAGCGAAAGTATTCTACGACCTAATCGACAACGAGATTCTCCATAAATGTAATGACATCATGCGGTCAAAGGGTGAGGCGTACTCCGGCCTGGACGACAAGCTCGGTAACTTCAAGCGCTGTGCGAAGCTGGCCGGCGTGTCAACAGAGGTGGCCTGGCACATCTACTTCATGAAGCACTTCGATGCCTTATGCGCCTACATCCGCGGGGAGTACAAGGACTGCGAGCCTATCGATGGACGGATAGTTGACATGATAAACTACCTGTTCCTGCTCTATGGTATCTTAAAAGAGAAGGAGGTGATTAAGTGACCGACAAGAGCCTGGTACCAACCCAGGTATTAAGCCGGGAGGACCTTGCTTACGCTGTGAAGTGCAAGATTCTCGAATACTCCGGGGCCATCAAGGTCTCCTACATCATCGTAGGGAAGCTGCTGAAACAGGCCCGGGACGAGGAACACTGGATAACATTAGGGTATGAGGCGTGGTGGGAGTATCTCCGGGACCTCGGTATCTCCAAGGATATGGCCCGCAAGATGATTGAGGTTGTGGAGCACGTCCTGACCCTGCCGTTCGTGGATGAATCGGACACTCCCGGATGGACGGCGATGGTCCGCCTCATAGCCCACGCCAAGGATGGCCGGCTGACCGAGGAGATATGGGACGCGGCTAAGGTGCAGCACGACGCCGACCTTCGCAGGACACTGGGTCACAGCGTTCCCGTTGCCTCTGGTGTAGACATCCAATGTCCCCTATGTGGTGGTACATTTAAGTACAAAGAAAGGAGGGCGAGTGGAAATTAACTACGAGCAGATATGGGACGGCAAGGAGTACGTGCACAACATAGAGAACGGCCTGCTCTTGAAATGCTGTGGGTGTGGTCTCGTGCATCGTGTTCTCTTTAGGGCCATAGGGAAGAAGAAGATTGGGATGACGTTCTATGTCGTCGAGGGAGATGTCGTAGTTGATGTCCCGGAGGAAAAAGATGTGTAAAGAGTTTCTGTGTGATTTAAGCAAGAAGATGGGGACCAAGTGCCCGGCGAAGGTGTACATTGAGACCGAGAAGATAGTATACGTTGAGCAGATTCCTATCCTGCAGCCGTGTGGAACCATAGGTATTAATGAGTGTTCGTCCATCTGCCTTGATATCATCGAGCAGTATGGAAACCAGGCTGAGTTGTATCTCCCGGATAACAATATGAAGATATACAACTACGCTGACGTGGTAAAGGACGGCAGCCTGGAATGGGTGGATACGCTGGTTTATTCATTCGAGGATAATGACTGTGATGATTTTGGTAGGAAGCTGTTCGGGAAGTGGGCCGGGCTGGTGTGGACCAATGTACATGCCCTTAACTGGTTCATCGATGAGAACCGCAAGTTCTGGTTCATCGAACCACAGACAAAGAAGATAGCCGACAAGCTGGACGCGTGGCAAGGGAAGTCACTGCGATTCCTGCTTGGGGCATAAGGAGGAAACATGACGCTGGATGAAATAAAAGACATCCTAATCCCAATCGGTACATACATACTGGCCTTATACGGGCCGGAGGTGAAGGCCGCGGTCGCTGAGATATGGTCGGTGTCCGGCGACCCATTTTGGTGGAAGGTCCGGGCCTCGCTCGTCTCACTCTTTACCTGCTTCGTCCCTGTATTGCAGAAGACATGGGACGTGTATGGGGTGGTGCTGATAGCGCTGGTCGTCAAGCTGGTCAAGAGCAAGGTCGGCCTGGCCCCGGCGGCACGGGCAATCCGCGGTAAGTAAGCGCGTGTAGGTTGGGCGGGGGTAACTCCCCGCCCAGTACCGATAGCTAGGGGAGATATAATGAACGAAGGCGATACTACAAAAGGAAAGGATATAGGCAGAAACGGTAAAAATAGGAAGTTTATCTTTACCGTTTGTAAGAGTTGTGGCCGTGGTGCATGGGTGGCTTATTATGGAAGCAGAAAAAGCGGCTTGTGTTTTAAATGCTACCAAAAAAGCAGGGGGGTAAGGGGGAAATTCCCATACAATAGGATACAAATAAGCGAAGACGACCCATTCTTTTCTATGGCTCCTAAAAATGGACAAGTATATGAGCATCGCTTGGTAATGGCAAAGCACATAGGGAGGCCGTTGGAAGAATATGAGGTTGTTCATCACAAGAATGGGATTAAAACTGATAATAGAATAGAAAACCTTGAGTTATTGGGGTTGTGCAGTCACAATACATATGCAGAAGAGTTAATAAAAAAACAACAACGTAGGATTACAGAGCTTGAAGAAGAGATAGTAGCGCTTCGCGCTATCAAAGGAGGAGAATGAAAGTATATATAGCAGGCCCCTACACTAAGGGCGACGTGGTACTCAATGTGAGGAACGCCATCATGGCCGCGGAGGCGGTGTTGAAGGCCGGGCACACGCCGTACATCCCGCACCTCTCGTACTTCTGGCACCTGGTATGTCCGCACCCGCCGGAGTTCTGGTACAGCTACGACAACGAGTGGCTCGACTACTGTGACTGCGTGCTGCGCCTGCCGGGGGAATCGGTCGGGGCCGACGCGGAGGTGGCGCTGGCGAAGAAGCTGTGTATTCCGGTATACTATTCGGAGTTATTTAAGGAGGAAGATGAAACCACCAATTCGTAAACTAAAGAAGTCCGAGGTAGAATGGCTTAATGACAACACATGTAGACATCGCCACACCTACCTGGAGCACTACAGATGCTTCTTAGAAGAGAAGCCGGTAAGCCCCATGAAAGAGAGGATAGGGTTCCTCGACATAGAGACCAGTAACCTCAAGGCTTCGTTCGGCTACATCATTAGCTACTGCATCAAGGAGATGGGCGGTGAAATGTATGAGCGACTTATTACTCCAAAGGAGATTAAGACAGGCGTATTTGACCGGGAGCTGCTCAAGCAATTCTTCACCGACGTCTCACGCTTCGACCGAGTGTGCGTCTATTGGGGTAAGGACCGCCGGCATGATGTCCCGTTTCTGCGGACCCGCGCTCTCAAAGCCAAGACGGAGTTCCCTCTATATCGAGACATATGTGTCATTGACCTGTATGATTGGGCCAAGAACAAACTTAGCCTACATAGTTATAAGCTGGGAGTCGTCTGCCAGGAGCTGGGTATCCCGGCTAAAGAGCATCCGCTTGACGGTACGACCTGGGTGCGAGCCATGGCCGGGGACAAGGACGCACTTGCTTACATCCTTACTCATAACAGGGAAGACGTTGTGTGTATGGAACCCCTCTACACACGCCTGGAACCGTTTATGAGAAAGACACGGGTAACCATTTAGATGTCCACACCTATTATAGTCAAGAAGGTTACATGGTATGAATGGGAATGCCCATTATGTGGACATAAAAACAAGATGGAGGCATTCAGACACGAAGAACACTGCCAGTGGTGCGAAACAAAACATCATTTAGAAATGAGGTCTGCATAAATGGTTGAGTACAAGATAGTCCCAAAGAAGGTAGTAACCGTAGAGATATATGAGCGGGACCTGGAGGCGGTGAACGCGCTGATTCCCAACAACGATGAGTTTAAGGAGAAGCTCCGGGTCCTGCTGGTCCTCGCCAAGGAGTTCGAGGAGTCGCTGAAATAACAAGACCGGCCATTTTCAGGCCGGCCTAGATTCGGAGGGGGTATGAGGTTTTCATCACGGGGAAGGTTTCATGCCCCCTCTCGGTCATCCTTGCCACTACCGAGCTACAAATAGAGATATCGCCAGGCCAAGAATCGCCAATGAAGCCGCCGCTATAAACACCACAGCACTTTCAATGAAGGCCAACTTCCACTCTATCTTCTTAATCTTGCCCCACATATGTGCAAGATGGTTGTTGATAAGGATATCGATGAACTTGTCCAGGTTCTGGTTGGACACCGGGAGTTCCGGGTCTTTCTGTAGGTCACATCGCAGTTTGTCTAGTTGATCCATCGGCGTCCCCTTTCAGTTCTTGTTCTGTAAAGTACTCATTGAGTATGTCGTATTTGTCGTAGCCGCACTTCGGGCAGATGTAGTTACACCCCGCCATCTGTAGGTAGATATGCCCGCAGTCCCTGCACTGTAGCTTACGGGCGATGATAACCGCTATATGTCCGTCGCTCTCATGCTTGTAGTGTGGCTTTCCATTATAGTAATCCTGCTGCTATCATCTTTGCTGCTACTGATTGAAACACCTTCTGAGCAGTGCTCTCCTGCAAGTCCAGGTTCTCGACGTAGCCTGTAAACTGTAGCTCTGCCCCTGTAGAAGAATTTGCACTCCTAATTACCACTAAATACCTATAAGTTGTGCTTTGCGTTGATTGGCTTAACGTGTCAAGCAGGTTCGTGCGTGCCGAATCGCTGTAAATATAATCGTATGCAGTAGTGCCTGACCGCTTTATTTTAAGATAATACACAGTAGAGGTAGAACAGGAATAAGAATCAAAATTTCCAGTATTAATGTCTTGACAATAAATAGCTAAACCGTCGGATGTTCTTATAAACATATTACGTTGGCCGCTATTTAATCCATCACCAGCATAAGGGGGTATAGTATTTCCTGTATCACATATGCTGCAACTCGCTCCTGATATAGGACTTGCTTGAAGTTCCGCCAGCGAGCAATAAGCTGTTACAAGAAACTCATAATCACCGAAATGTCCAGCCCCGTAGTCTTTATAACAGTAGGATTTTTCGCCACGACGCATCGTGTCAACAGTAATCTTTGCAGCCGCAATAGATATATCCCCTCCTGTATCAACCTCGGTATAAGTGGTAAAATCTTCGTAAGCCATCTTACTTCGCCCTATCTGCCTCTATCGCATCCAGCACAGCCTTTGCGTCTATCTTGCTATCCCATGTCTCAGCCTTATACATAATCTGCTTGGCTTCGTTGGCATACATCAGGGCTTCTTCTTGCATAGGCTCAAATACTTCTCTCTGCCACTTATGCCACTCAGCAACGGCGATAGAATCTTTCGTATCCACCAGCGCACCCCTG